ACGCCGCCGAGAGGAGCAGCAGTGCGGCGAGTCCGATCACGCCGATCCGCGCCCGCCCGGACTCCGCGGCCTCCTGCGCCTTCTGGACGCCCTCCCGCATGAAGATCGCCCCGAGCCCCGCGAGGACCCCGGCGAGAGCGGCCGGCATGCCGATCTCTCCGGTCGCCCATCCTCCGACTGCCGCGACGATCGCCGCGACTCCTGTCCAGAACGTCTTGCTCTTGAGCATGTCCGCCTCCTCCGTGCTCCGTGCGAGAGCGGGGCGACGCCGGGCACGGACCGGCAGCCCCTCGCGGGGGTCACCCCGCTCAGATCCTCACGTGGACACCGGTGTCCACCCTTCGAGCCTTCCCCAGACGTGCCACCCGCAGTCATCCCGCGGGCACAGGATCGACGGGTTCACCGTCCCGTCGTCGGCGATCTCGTGGTCGGAAAGCCGGCCACCGCTCTTCCCGCACCCGCCACAGACGAGCGCGGGGGCGGACTCCCCGAGGACGCGATACCACGTCCCCGGCGTACCGCCCTCCTCCGCGCGCGCGATCAGGACGCGGTCCATCGCGTCACCTCCTCCAGTAGCCGCGTCCCGCGTACCCGCCGACCAGCAGGACCACGAGCACGACGAGCAGCAGCGGGACGAGTCCGATCCCCGTGAGATACCCGCCGCCCCCGAAGAGGATCAGCAGGACGAGAAGAATGAGCACCAGGGTCATCGCGATCACTCCTCCTTCTTCGGTGGCGGCACGTCCAGCCGCCCTTCGAGCCGCGCGAGAGACTCGGCCACCCGGTTCAGCGAGTCCGCCACCTTCTCGAACCGCGCGGCCGCCCCCTCGAAAGCCTTCCGGCTCTCACGGTACTCCCCCGCGACCTCCGCGACTTGGGCCTCGAGTTTCGCAATCCTTTGATCTCTCCCGCCGATGTAGACGAACAGGCTGAGGAGCATCGCAACCACGGCGAGCCATGGGGCGGCGCTCTTCAGCATCCTCCCGACGACCCCCTTGGCTCCTCCTTCTGCGTTCCCGTTCCCGTCCGCCATCCCTGCTCCCTCCCGGGCCGCGCCCGGGCCTCACGTCAACGCCGACCTGAAGATCGTACCGCCGACGTTCACCTGGATCCCTTCGTTCGGCGCGTCCACCCGGATCCCGATCTGCGCCTGCCCGGTGAGCGCGTCCCCGAGCGCGTCCGGGTCGGACGCCGCTCCCGGGGTGAAGTCCGAGCCGCTCTTCGTCTTGACCTGCGCGACGGAGAGCAGGTCGAGCGTGTCGCCGTCTCCCGCCGTCGCGGTTTTCCGCGTGAATCGGACGTCCCCCGCGGCCGTCCGCTCCATCGTGACGCCGGACCGAACGCCGCCGGTCCCGAGGTCCGGGACCCCGAACGCGAGCTTCGCGCCGGGCGCGATGACGAGGTGTGCCGTCGAGACGCCGCGCTCGTCCGACGGGAGGTAGTCCTCGTCCGAGTCGAGGAGGCTCACCTCGAAAGGCGAGAACACCACCCCGCCGTTCGACGTCCCGGACGGGCTCGACGAACGTTCGGGGCGCTGCGTGAGCTCGTGCTCGACGGGCCCAGACGGGATGTCACCGCCTCCGGCGCCGCCCTGGTCCCCGTACGCCTCCATCCTCGCCACGAGCGGACGGGCAAAATACTTCTCCGTCGCCTCCTTGTTCGCGCCGCCCCAGTGCATCGAGTCGACCTCGCCCTCGCTCGTCCCCTGGGGGCGGAACGCGACGGAGGGGAGCGCGGTCTCCATGTGGGTCGCGGCGAGGAGGCGCGCATCGAGGTCTCCGTCCATCCCGGAGTGCATCAAGGGCTGATCGAAGAGCCTGTCCCTGAGCCTCTGCTCTTGCTCTCCTAGCCGCTCCAGTTCCTCCGGGGTGAGCGGGGTGTCGTCTCGCGGACCGTCTCCCTCTGGGGCCCCCTCTCCCGCTCCCAGGCTGCCGGGAAGGTCGGACGGAGTCGTAGGCGGATCGGGATTGATCTCTGGTTCCGGAGTGATCGGCCCCTTCGGGGGCGGCGTCGTCGTGGGCGGCGGCGTCGTCGTGGTCGGGGTGTACGGAGGAGGGACCGTGAAGAGCGCCGTCGTCCACCACCGCCACGCACCGGACCTCCGGTCGAAGGCGAGGTGGACCTTCACCGGCTCGGGGAGGTCGGCCCCCTCGACGAACTCCTCCTCGAAGAGCAGCGGTCCGTCCTCGCCGTTGTTTCCCGGTCGCCGGAAGAGCGCCCCCGTCGAGAGGTGGAGCGAGTTGATCGGGTTCCCGTCCTCGTCCCGGCCGATGTTGTGCGCGTCGGACGGAGAGCCGACGAGGAACGGCCCGCCGTAGTGCCCCGAACAGTGCGCGAGCACCCGGTTCTTCCGCGCGACCGTCGCGCCGTCGGAGAGGTCCGCCATGAGGCCTCCCGCGACGTCCCAGTTCCCGGACGGCCCGATGTTCAAGGCGAGCCAGTTCGACGGCCTCTTGGCCTTCGACTGGCTCCTCAACATCCCCCTCTTGCCACGAGGTGCCTTGACGACGCGGAACGCGCTGTGGAGTCGGGCCTGCCGCTCCACGACGACGTTTCCCTCCGCGTCCACGTCGCAGACGATCGACCCCATCGAAGACGGCGCGCCGAAGTTCACCGCTACGAGCCGCGGGTCAGTCGGGTGGAGGAGGTGCGCCTGCTGGTCCTCGTCGGACGCCGGGGCGAGGAAGCCGCGGAAGCCATTCGGAAACTCGGGCCAGCCGAACGGAGGCGGTGCGATCTTCGCTGGGTAGGTCCCGTCCGGACGCCAGAGCCGGTCGAGCGGGACGACTCGGGTGACGACGGACGTGGCGCTGTCGGACAGGTCGCCCGAGTACCAGGCGGCGGTCGCCTGCCCCTGGGCAGAACCCTGCGGTCCTTGGCCCCCTCGCGGGTGGGTCGGGAAGATCCACACGGGAGTGAGCGCCGGGCCGCCGATCCCGAAGATCCCCCCAGGGTTCTGCCCGCCGAACTGGATGGGCTGGACACCGATCCCGAACGCGCCTCCGACGAAGCCGGCTCCGCCCGGTCCGGCACCGCCGCCGACGATGACGTTCCCGCCGCCGAACTGGTTGATCTTCATCGGCGCCCACGCGACGAAGTTCCCGAGCTGGTCCACGATGTATTGCTGCCCGGTGAATGGTTGGACTTTCGTCGTCGTGTTGTAGTAGTTCGGGACGTAGTAGTAGGACACGCCCTCCGGCGTCCCCGGTACGGGCTTGTCGCCCGTGGACTGGATCGACCCGTCCGGGTTGAAGGTGACCGAGACCTCGGTCACCCCGCCTCCGCTCACCGGCCCGCCGCCGCCCCCGGTCGTGACGCTGTCGCCCGACGCCGACCCGACCCGACCCTGTGGGATCACGACAGACCAGACCTGCCGCCACGCTCCGGCCCGGGTCTGCACGCGGTCCCAGAAGAGCCACCCGCCGATCGGGCCGCGGGCGTACTGGTCCTCCTTCCAGTCCCCGAACTCGTTCTCACCCTCCCGCCGGCCAAGGACGCGGACGCCTACGAGCGCGCCCCGAGCGTACTCGGCGTGCCCCTCGTCCTTCCATCCGTGGTCCTGGAGGATGAAGTACCCGAGCCCGTCCCGACTGTCGCGGAAGCCGCTCACCGTGGCACCTTACCCGGAGACTGGACAAGCCGCAAGACGAGCCTTCGCGTGCTCTCCGGGAGCAGCGAGAAGACGTCGATCGAGGGAAGGCGCTCGGGGAGCGCGATCTCCGTCTCCGCGGCGCCGGACGGGTCGATCTGGTGGGCAACGGTGCCGGCGGACCCGGTCGGCTGCCCGAGCGGGAAGAGCCGCACCGTCTTACTTCCCTGGTGCCGGTCGGTGAGCGCCGCCCACGTCCTCGCCGCGACCGCATGCGTGATCGCCTTGAGCGACGCGCCGCCCTCCACGTCGCCCTCGAGGTTCACGATCAGGTCGTCGATGTCCGCCCCGAGCGCCGGGTCTCCCACTTCCCCCACGCCGAACGCCGCGTCGATGTCTTGAGCCCGTGAGAGCATCCACGCCACGCGGGCCGTCTCGATCGTCGCGCCGACCCGGATCTCCATCTCCGGGCCGCGGGAGTCGAGGATCCCCGCGCGGAGGGCGGGAGGCAGGATGCCGGCGACGTCCTCCGGCGTGACGGTGAGCCGCTGCAGGTGATTCGCGTCCTGCGAGTTGTTCCCCGCCGGGCTCGCGGTGAGAATCACGGCCACCCGATGGTTCGGCGTGAGCTGCGGGATCGCGTGGGTGTCCCCGAGCGCGTTGAACGCGATCGGACGCGATACGTCGTCGATGTCGTCCGTAGGCCCCGAGTCGAGAGGGAGCGTACCAGGTACGCCGCCCTCGCCGAGGACGACCATGCTCGGGAGCGTCGTCTCGTAGATCTTCACCACGTCGGGCTTCATCGCCAAGTGGACGATGCCTTGGTCGTGGTCCGCGATCACCACGTCGAACGGAGCGGGTGGTCCGGCCGGCTCGGTGAGCGACGACGTCGGAGACGAGACGACGTTCATGAACGCGATCCCGGCGCCTCCTCGCGTCCGCAGCGAGCGCTGGCTCCCGACGCGCGAGTAGTCCGCGTAGGCAAGGGCGGGGGCGCGCGTCCCCGTCGTCGGGTCGATCGTCGCGACCTTGCTCGCCTTGAGCTGCCAGATGCGCGCCATCCACCGGGGAGAGATCCGAAACGTCTGCCGGTAGTGCGCCTGAATCGCCCCGAGCCGCCCCATCCAGTCGGAGCGAGGGTCCTTCGCGCCCGCGAGTCCGATGCCCGCCCAGAGGTCGAGGAACGGGACCATCGCCCGTCGGATCGCCCCGAGCCACGCGCCAGCCGAGGAGAGGATCGAGAAGTGAGGCGGCGCCCCCCACGCGTTCAGCGCGGACGGGAAGTCGAGCCACGTCCCCTGTGCGAGCGTACGACCGGCGACGGTGAGCTGGTAGTCCGGGACCGCGAGGACGTTCTGCATGTACCGCTCGTCCACGCTGAACGTCTCCGTGTCCGTCTCGGAGAAGTCGAAGCGGAGCTCGTGCTCGCGGGTGAAGAGCACGTGGATCTTCCGTGGCCGGAGCCGCGCGTTCGAGATGAGCTCGACGTGTCCCTTCCCGACGCTCTCCGCGCCGGCGTCCCGGAGCAGGTCTTTCTCGGCGCCGGACGCCCGAGAGTAGACGCGCACGCGCCCGGACGCCTCGACGACGACCTCGGCCTCCGGCATGTACGCGAGGACACGACGGAGCGCGACGCCGGCCGGGTCCGAGAGTTCGAGGTCTTCGACGGGGAGGTCGTCGAGGAGCTTGCCGACGTCGGGGTCGATCACCCACTGGCGAGTCTCGCCGGTCGCGTCGCTCTCCGGTCGGAGCGCCTTCGCGAGCACGTTCTCGACGATCTCTCGCGCGGTCCACGGCCGGCGCTGCTTGAGGCTGAACGGCGCGTAGGCGACCTCAGGCGTGAGCGGCTGGAGCTCGGGCGGAGTGTTCGGTGCGCGTTGCCGCTTCGTACCGACGGAGCGCCGGACGTTGAAGTATCGCTCCACGTGCGCGTGGTCCCACCACCACCGCCCGTCCACGACGACGACCCGCGCAAGGTGCTCGTTCGCGGCCGGTGCTCGCGCGATCACGTAGAGCTTCTCGATCTTCACCTCTCGTCCGCGTCCGTCCGTGAGGAGGAGCGTGACGGGGCGGAGGTCCCCGGCGAGGAGCGCCTCCGCGTCGGCCGGCCGGAGGTCGAACTCGGCCTCGTAGGACTTCACCCCGGCGCGGATCTCCCACCGGACAGGCGTGGACGAGAGGAGCGGCTTCCCGTCGAGGGTCGCGACGACGCCTTCGCTGGTCATCCTCGCGGGGTGATCGAGTCACCCCCTCCCCCTCCGCCGCTGACCGACGCGGGGTCCTTCGCGTACCGGAGCTGGGTCGAGCCCTGCATCTCCGTCATGTCGATCGTCTCGGGAGGAACGCCGGTGCGAAGAGGGGTCGCCGCGGCTCGACGCCGGATCACGAGCCACGTCCCGCCCCGGGCGTCGGACGGATCCCGGCCTCGCGCCGTGGAGACCTCGCCCGCCATGAAGGAGAGCATGTCCTGCTCGGTGAAGAGTCCGAGCCGCTTGAGCTGGTGCGTCACGGTCCGGACGACTATCCGCGGCCCGGGGTAGTGGTAGGCGGCGAGGTTGTCGCCGGACCACGCCGGCACGACCTCGACGCCAGTCTGGTCGTCGTCGTCCACGGTGACGCGCTGTTCGAGGATCGGGTTCCCGCCAGCCGTGCCGAGCCCCGACATCCGGACGGAGATCCGGTTCTCGTCCCGGTGGAAGTCCGCGTCCTCCTCTGTGACCGCGAACGACCCGCCGTCGAACACCGCCTGCATCTGCTCGACGAGCCACGACCGGATCGAGTTGTACTTGGCCACGATCGCGGTCGTCGCCGTGGCGTCCACCCAGACGTCGTAGGACAGCGACGCCGTGACGAGTCTCTCCGTCGTCGGTGTGTCGCCCGGCGCTTCTCGTCGAGTGGACACGGTAAGCCGCTGACGGACGAGTTCCGGGTCGTCGAGCGCGGCGCCGCCCTGCGAGAAGACGAGCTCCTCGTAGACGCGGGTGAACTCCAGGAGGCGGTTGTTCGTGTCGTGCCGCGTGTCCGGCTCTTCGACTAGCTCGCGCGCGGAGGACGAGACTCCGAGCGCCGTGAGGATCGACGCGCAGTGCGAGTCCACGATGGACAGGTACTGCGCGCGAGCCGTGCTCGACGGAACCGCGGTGAAGACGCCGGAGATCGTCACCGTGCGGCGCCGCGCGGGGTCGTAGGCGACGTTCACCGACTGCGACCGGAGCCCGACTGCCGGCTCGGCGCCCGTGTTCGCGGGGAGTCCGAACTCGATCCTGACGGTGTAGCGCCGGCTCCGCCCGGTGTCGGTGACGTGGTCCCGCTTCGTGATCGTCGGCATCGGGTCGAGCGCGGTCGTCCCGGACTGGAGCGCGGAGAGGAGCGACTCGCCGGACTGCTCGACGGTCAGGTCCTGGAAGGGGAGACGGAACGCGGCTTCGGTCGCGACGCAGTTCGCTGCGAACAGAGCCGCCGTGGCTCCCGTGACGAGAAGCGAGAACTCGACGGAGCCTCGCTCGTGGGAGCGCTCAAGCAGGACCGCCCCGTCCGGACCGACGGACCCGGACGTGGTCCCCACCGTGTAGGCGCCGTAGACGACGATCAGTTCGCGGGTCACCGCCACCAGCCTGAAACCGCCTTTCCGACCATCTCACCGACGAGCCCTCGCGTGAGCCGGTCCTGAGCGCGGCTCCCCTGGTCGAGCGCCTTCCGCACCCGGAACTCCTCCTGCGCCACGTCGAGGAGGTCCTGAGCCGTCACCGGCTGCCCGAGCACGGCCTGAGCCCGCGCTATGTCCTTCGTGGCTCCGAACGCCCCGAAGCCGGCCGAGATGTCGGAGAGCCGGTCCGACACGAGCGTCTCGACGACGTCGTTCGCCCGCTCCCGGATCCAGTCGTCCACCCCGGCCGCCTTCATGGCTTCGGGGAGCTGCTCAGTGAGGAAGGCGATCACCGCGGGCATGAGCTGCTCGATGATGACCCCGATGGCGATGACCGTCCCCGCGGCCGACGCGACCCTGCCAGCAGCGCCCCGAGCCGCACCAACGACGCCCGCCGCAGCGGCGCCCCGAACGGACCGCTGCCGCCGCTCCGAATCTCGCTCGCGGTCCCGCTGCCGGCGCTCGTCCCGCTCGACTTTGCGCCGGTGCTCGACGGTGCGCTTCTCCAGCGACTCAACCTTGGCGCCCGTCTCCGCCATGTCGAGGACGACGGTGATCCGGGCGTCCTTCAGTTGCACGGGCATCAGGCGCTCCCCACGAGGTTCTCGACGGGGTGGTAGTACCGGTCCGCGCTCGTCCGGAGCCGGAACAGATAGTCGCGGAAGAGCAGGTACTGCTCCCCGACGCGCTCCGGCTGCACCGCGGACGAGACCCGGTGCTGGACCACGACCCCGTCGTCCGTGTCGAGGAGCTCCACCGCCGCGAAGAGTTCCTCCTCGACCTCGAGGAGCCCGCGCCCCTGGCTCTGCGTCTGGCCCGCCCGGTGTCCTCCGACGATCTGGTACTCGCCCCACGCCTCGCCCGCGTGCGCGACCGCGAGCGTGATCGCGACCTCCTGCTCGACGAGATCCGGGAGCTCTCCCTTCTCCGGGTCCGTCGTCGCGCCGAGTGGCCGGATCATGACGGCCGGCATCCGGAGCTGCTCGAACACGCTCTGGGGCGGGGCCGCGGTGATCTTCACGCTCCCCTCGGCGAAGACGAGGTTCGAGGACCCGGTCCACTTCCGGTTGCGGAGGAGGTACTGGACCTGCCGGAGGCACTGCCACGTGTTCACGGGGCGCCCTCCTCGGCCTTCTTCGCCGCCGCGTCAAGCCGCGCGACCGCGAGCCCTTCCGCGAGCCGCTCGACGAGCGTGTCCACGACGAGGTCCGCGGTCCGCTGCAGCCGCTCGTCGCCGGCTTCCGTCGCCGCCGTCCGCTCCTCCGGCGAGAGCTGCGCCCACTCGGCGAGGGAGAAGGTCCCTCCGGCGCGGACGAACTCGCGGGCGCTGACGACGTGCTCGGTCACAGGGATAGGTCTCCGATCCGGCCGATGTCCGCGACCCGGTTCGACGAGTCCGGACGGCCGTACCACGTCACGGGGACCCCGAACTCGTCCCGGGCGCTGAGCGCGAGGTCGTCGCTCGCGCCGAGGACGGGGATCGCGTCGTGGACGAGGACGGCCGGGTGACGGACCGGGGCGAGCGGGACGAAGAGGAGCGTGCCCGCCACGAGCTCGGAGAGCAGCGACCCGGCCCTCCCCTGGTCCGCGCGGAACCGGACGACGCGCTCCCCGCTCGGCGCCCCGACCGCGCTGTCCGCGGAGACCGCCGCGAGGGCGTCGGCGTCGTACCCGCGGAGCAGCGCGGTGAGGACGAAGGACGTCCCGCCGTAGATCACCTCGACGGTCTGCCGCCCCCACTCCTCCGCCGTGATCTCGTGGTGGAGCGCGCGCGTCCGGATCACGATCCCGCTGAAGACGCCGAGCGCGGTCCCGCCGTACGGGAACTCGCCGGAGAGCGACGTCGGGTCGAGGCAGAGCTGCCCGGGAACCCAGAGGACGTGCCGCGCGGCGCCGGTGGCCATCTACCCGGCCCCCGAGACGAAGTCCTCGATGTCCTCGGCCATCATCTGCTCCACCTCCGGGGTGATGCCGAGGAACGGCCGCTGGTTCACCTGCGTCTCAATCTGGTCCTTCCCGAGCACCGGCCAGAGCTTGAACGCGTACCGCTTCCCCCTCTCCGACCGGATGAAGCGCCGGATCTTGTCCTTCGCCGCCTGCGTCACCGGCTGCGAGGACGTACCGCCCCACTGGTGGATCCCCGCGTACGGGAGCGACGACCCGACCTCGACAAGGTCGCTTTTCACCCGCCCGGAGATCGAGCGCGAGAGAGTCCCCGTCCCCATGAGAGCTGGCCGGCGGTCGAAGAACCGGGAGATCACGGACCCGCCATGGTTCAGCCAGTTCACGAGCGCCGCGACGTTTACGAAGGGGTCCTCCATGGTTGGGTAGCGCTCCGGCCACGCGAAGTCGCCGAGGCGCTGCTCGACGAAGGCCCGCTGCGCGTGGGACTCGAGGATCCGCGCGACGATCGTCCCGAGCGTCTTCCGGTCCCCCGCTCGGGCGCGAAGCCGGGCCAGCTCCTCTCCCGAGCGCACGGTGACGGTCGTCGGCATCTCGGGCTCCTCATCTCACGGTCGGGACCAGGTCGTCGAAGTTGGGTCGGTCGGTGTCCGGCCGGACCGTCTCGGTGCCGTCGCGCTCCGGCGTCGGCGTGAGGACGGACTTCGTCCTCGGCGTGACGCGGTCTCGGCCGGTGACCTTCGCGAGCGCCGCGAGCCGCTTCAGGTATCGGTCGTGGAGCGCGTTCGCAAAGTCGCCCGCGGCCTCGGTCCGGATCGCGAGCTTCGCGATCACCCCCTCGACGGCGACCGCGACGTGACGCGGGTCGGCGTTGTCGTACTCGACCGCGCATACGATCGGGAAGTCCGCCTCGACGTCGTCCGCCGCGAGCCCGAGTACGGTCGTGTCGACCGTCGTCGAGGACTGGCTTCCCTGACGCGTGAGCTGGACGAGCCGGCTCGCGGGGTAGCGGCTGGTGACCTGGTCCACGAGCGCCATGGGCTAGGTCGGCGTGGGGGTGGGAGTGGGAGTCCGAGGCGTCGGGGTCGGCGTAGGTGACGGGGTCGGGCTCGGGGTCGGAGAAGGCGTCGGCGTCGGCGGTGGGTCACCCCATGACGGAGAGCCGCCGCCCGTGCTCGGGAGGTAGCCGTAGCCGCCCCGGACGAACCAGAGCTGGAGGAGGCCGACCTCCGTGACCGTGTCCGCGAACGTGAACTCGTCGCCGCGGAGGAACGGAGTCGCGCCGCCCACCATCGCGTACCAGCCGCCGTCGAAGAGGTCGAACGGGGCCACGACCACGTCGTCCACGAGGACCGCGCCCGTCGTGTTCGACGCGAGGGCGATCGAGAGGACCGGGTCCTCCTTGTTGAAGTTCGCGAACCAGTTGTCCACCCCAACCGCGATCCGGACCACGCTCCACGAGTCATCCGGGAGAGATGCGATCGCCTGTACCGCGGTCACGTCTCCGAAGGTGAGCGTCAGCGTTCCGTCCGCCGCGCTCTCCCGGTACACCGCGACCTGCACGTAGACCGGGACGATCTCCTGGCCGAACCCGCCGAGGCTCGTCGGACGGAACCTCGCGTTCCGGACGTTCAGCGCCTGCGTGACGGTCGCGTTCCCCTCGAACCGGAGCGACGTCGCGTTGGCCGCCTCGCCCTCGCTGTCCCGGTACACGATGTTCCGGTCGAGCTTCATGTCCGTGATCGTCGAGAGCGTCCACCCCGGGACGGACGTCTCGACGTCCGCGACCGCGACGAGCCCACCGGTGAAGGTGAGCGGGGTCCGCGTGAAGGACGGGTTCTGGATGAACTGGGTGGAATCCCGGCACGTCTTCGCGGTGAGAAGTCCGATCGGGATCGAACCGGGCTCTCCCGTCCCGCCCTTCATCGTGAGGTAGTCCTTCCGGCGCTCGCTCCCGACGATCCGGAACTGCTCCGCGTGCTCCTGCGCGCCCGAGTGCTCGTCCGTGACGCACGTCACGACCTTCGCGTCCGCGGTCTGGGTGTCGATGTCGAACCCGTTCGCGTCCACGTTGAGGCGGTGGAGCGTCCCGTTCCCGGCGTTCCCGCCGTCTCCGACCGGAGAGCCGAAGGAGAACCCGCGCTCGTCCACGGTGAGCGAGTTGGCGAGGAAGTAGTCGTAGAGGTCGCGGAAGACGAGGCCGGGGTCTTGGTTCGGGGACGCGATGAGCTTCCCGTAGTTCAGCCAGTGCGCGTCGAGCGCGCTGCGGACCGTCGCCCGCGAGAGCGCGTCGGAGACACGGCGGCGGAAGACGCTCCACCCGCCGACGACGCCGGGGGAGAAGTCCCCGATGAGCGCGGCGAAGAGCTCGTCCTCGATGCCGAGGAGGTTCGTCCCGTCCTCTTCCGCGAGCTGGCGGAGCTCCTCGAACGCGAGGACGACGTACCCGACCTGAGCGCGGATCTGGTCCTCGGTCGGGATCGCCATGTCACTCCCTCGGGATCATCGTCGGCGGGTCGGCCATGGGGCGGTCCGCCCGGTGACGGACGCGGACCATGTAGACGAACTCTCCGAGCGAGCGGTCGCCATCCTGTGGGACGAACCGGCGGAGCACG